TTCATTAAAGATCTAGATATTGCCATAATTTAATTAAATTTATACTGTTAGGCAGGCATTAAAATCCTGTAAAAGTTATACTTTATTTGATTTTTTTAGTATCGTCAACAGATTTGACAGGTCTTGTTGCTTGTAATAGATCATCTTTAAATCGACCACAATAAGAGTATTCTCCTACATGAGTTATATAGTCGTCTATATAGGCATATACTTTACCCCCTATATCCATCCATCTTTGACAGAAACCAAAGTCTTCTCCAAAATAACGTTTAGTAACAGGGTCATGTAAAGTATCAAATAAATTATACATATTGTCTTTTTTAACTTCTTTACCATTAATGTTAGTAGGCTGATATATTTCTAAATGAGGATACTCTTTAATCATTTTTTCAAGAACTTCTCTTTTAATTAGCATACATCCAGTAGGTGCATGGGTCAGTTCCATAAGTCCTTTGTCCACGCTAATTAAATCATGATCCCCTATTTTAACGGGAAAAGTAAAACCTGCTTTTGCTAAGTCATCAGCATTTTTAACTGCATCCTCTTTAAAATTAATTCTTCTCCATATTTTGTCCCAACTTAATGTTTTCATAGGATAGGGTACCCCTATAATATCTTTATCAAACTCTAACATTTTAAAAATAGTTTCAGCATTGAAATCAATATCAGAATCAATAAATAATAAATGAGTATATTTATCTTCATGACTTAACATTTCAGCAACACATAAATTTCTTCCTTGAGTAACTAATGAAGATTTTAATAGTGTAAAACTACATTGTATTTTTTTATACCAACATGCTTGTTGAAACTTTAATACTGCTTGTGTGTAATGCATACTAACGTCACTATGACAAGGAGTACAAACCATTATTTTATGAGGAGATTGCTGTCCTATATTTATTTCTCTCACGTTATTTTCTACTTTGTTGGTTTTAATTGTTTGATAAGTATCTTCATTTGAGGTTACTGTTTTGTCTTGGTTAAACCATATAGGTTCACTTGGCTTTAACATTAATTGCTCCTTGTAAAAATCTAGACCACGAAACAGCTTGTTTATTCCACGAATAATAACGTTGAGTGTAACTAGACTGGGTAGTTAAATGGTCTTGTATTGGTTTTTCATGAAGTGTTTCTGCTGCTGCATCTATTCCATAAGCAAACTTTTCTGCTAAATTTTTGTAGTCACTATCATAAGGAATATACATTGGAAATTCCGCTCCTGTTTCAAAAAGAGCTCCATAGTTTGTTACTATACTATAGAGTCCAGCGGACATGGCTTCAAGTAATGATATACAAGAAGTTTCTTCAAATATGCTGGGATAAACATACATATTATAATCTTTTATATTTTCTCTAATATATTCATTTGATTTATACCCAATGTAATTTACATTAGGTAAAGACTCCGCCTGATCATACAATGCTTTATAGTTATGATCATTTTGTTCATGAAACTCTTTACCATATACTTCACATGAAGAATAAACATCTAACGTAATTAATGGATTTTTAACTAACTGCATTGCACCTAACAATACACTTAATCCTCTCCAAGGAGTGTTCTGGTGAATAATTTTTATAGGTTGTCCTTTTTCGTAAGGCTTAGATTGCTCTATTTTATCTACTCCATTTTTTATGACGATACATTTTTCGGTAGGTAGACCAAACATCATTCTAAACTTTTCATGATTCCAATGGCTGTTAAATACATACCAATCATATATTTTATGATTAGCTTTATTTTTAAACCATGGATATAAATTAGGTTGATCGTAAGAATTTTTTTGCCAAAGTATATTTACTTTATTTGGATCAATAGGAATTTTACCCGGAACGCTAGTACAAATTTGTACTTGATCTAATAGGTTTTTATCTACGTGTTGATGTAAAAAACCAAGTTGTAATTCGGTTCCGCCTTTAGGTGTTTGATTTCTTATTTTCATTCATAACTTTCTGTAAAACATTCAATCCTTTCGGTGACACTACTACTGTAAGATCCTGTGCAACATGTTCTGCTGCTGTTTCAGTATTAGGGTCTGCGATATCAGCTTCTTTCTCTGCTTCGTCTTTATATATTTTATTCGTTCTAGTATTCCTTAAAATTATTGTTGTTGTACAATCAATTTTTAATATATTATCCATTTTGTTGTGACCTATCTATTAAAGCATAACCAACTACTACTTCAAGTTTATTAGCAGTTTCTGCTTGAACTTTTATAGCATCTCCTGCTTCTAAATTCAACCCTTGTTCAGAGGCATTTACTGTACTTGTAGCAGGTATATCTTTTCTAAAAAATTCTATATCTGTACTAGCAGAAGAATCTCTTAAATCACAATTAACTAATACAGCTCCTGTGCTATTGTTGGATATATATACAGATTTTACAATAGCAATAGCTGAAGTATTTATACTTAAAACAGTTGTCATAGCTGTACCAGTTAATATCTTACTAGCGTTTTTATATTGTATTGTCATGATAAGAAATAATTATATGTATCCTGTTCTTCTTTCAAGTCGTTTTGAAAAGAAAAGTTTAATTCATTTTTAATAGTGTCTATTGATTGAAGAATTTGTCTTTGATTATCGACCTCATATTCTTCTTTAGGTTCAGGTATATATGCAGTTATTTTAGCCATTATTTTTTAGTTTTATCTACACCTTTTATTTTGCCTTTATTTTTTGATGCATAGAATACAGTTTTGCCTTTTTTCTTACCGTATCTATCTTTCATAGATTTCATTATTTTTTTACCTTTCGTAGTAAGTGGCATTTTATCTCCTTCCGTCTGGTTGAGCGTCCATTCTAAAACTACCATAACGCCAGGTTTCACCTGCAGCATCATTTTCTATTTTTAAAGATAGTAGTCTTCCTCTCGCTCTAGTATCTACTTTATCAGTAGTAGGGGTTATTGTAAAGGGACCTAAAGATGAACCTGTTTGAATATCGGAGGGATAATCGGATATAAATAATGTCACCTTAGAGTTACCTACTAAAAATTTATAATCAGGCATGAATCTTCTCATTGACATAAATATTTCTCCATCCTCAATATCAAAATCTCCAGATCTAATAAAAGCATTGATTGAAGTTGTGCCTGAGCTATTGACTTGATCATTTCCTGTTTCGTGAGCATAATAAATAGTAGCACCATATTTATTTGTAATACCTAATATATCTGGAAATACTGGAGTATTGGTTGCAGTATAGTCTGTAGCATAGGGTTTAATAAAGACTCCTTGATCTTGGTAAGTAGTTCTATCTAATGATGAAGTAGTCCAAACATTTTCCTGATAATTGTAAGTCACACATCTATCAATTTGAGTCGATAATGATTTTGGATAGAACCAATTTATTTCTGTATATAAAGAATTAGGTGAAGAATAAATAACATCGTTGTTGCTAAAGTTAATACCTAAATTTCCATTTTGTGTTGTGAACACAAAATCTTCAACTAAACATGGCAAAGCTTTGACAGTACCATCGAACATAAAAAACCCACCTTCATTGGACATCCAATAAACAGCACCATTAACATAAGAAGCTGCATGTTGACTAATACATCCACAGTTGGTTCCAACTTGCTTTACAGAAAAAGTAAAGGGTGGTCCCACATATTGAATTACATAAGCAGCAAGATCTGTTAATACAAAAACATAATCTTTACCTTGTAGAGCTGCTCTTATTTGATTACCTGTATCGAGTCTAAATGTTCCTGCAGTATTGGTAGCGGTAGGTGAATAAGTATTTAAATCTTCTTGGTTAGAAAATCTTACAAACATAGGATCTTGTGTTGTTGCATCCCCTATAACTGTTTCAGTCCCAAAGTGAAACAAATGTCTATCTCGGTCAGATACTAATGTGAATCTACTAGCTGTTGGATTAGCTGTAGTTGGAAAAATAGATGTAGATTGTGAGGCCCGAATACTTCGAGCTCCGGATGCTCCCGCATTCCATGTAAAAGTTCTACCATCAAATATAGTTGCAACTAAAACTTGACCAAAATTATCCAAAGACCAATTACCTGGATCTAAGGTTACATTACTTGTAGTTCGTTCTGTTCCCCATGTAGAATCTCCCCATAGATAAGTTCCCCAACCAAATCCTGCAGTTTGAAAGGTTGGTCCTACTATAACATAAGGATTAACAGTTGCTGCACCTGCTGCAGACATACCAGATCCTCCTTCAGCACGTGATGCTTGTATTGTAAATGTGCTTGAACTAGGGACAGTTAATATTTCATAAGCTTGTTGTAATTCTGCTGCTGTAAAATCAGATGCTCCTGTAACAGTCACGGCAGATAAAGTTATGTATCTTCCAACAGCTAATCCGTGAGCTGCTTTATTTATAGTTACAGTATTTGAACCATTAACAGTCGATATAGTGCAGCCAGTAATAGCTGTATCTAAGGGTGTGATATCAAAAAAATTACCACCATAATATAAAAACAAACCTTGAGAAGTTCCTATAGCAGCATAACGTTCTCCTGCCAAAGAAGTCCAAGCTAATTGCGCTCTAGCTACACCCGGCAACGTTAAAGATGAATCGGTTAATTGTTCCCAGCCACCTATTTTTTCAGGAGCGGTATATCTAAAACGTACAAAATCTCCATCTACCCATTGTCCAGGAAGAGCTGAAGGTACGCTTTGTTTATTAAAACCAGGGGAAAAATCTACTTTTTTTAAGGCCATAGTTGTGTTATATATTAATTATAAATGTAATGAAAGATAGAATATATAAGGTTTTATGTTAACTCAACCATTTTTTTCGGTGCTAATATCCACCAATCATTATGACAAAAATAAAGATCTGTGTAAGGAATTATCTGATTATTGTTTAAATATAGCAGATGAAAAAAAGAATGATGTGGCTACAGGTTGGATATCTAGTTCTACTTTTAATACGTTGGACCTGTTGAACGTGGTAGAAGAGGATAAATTTAAAAATATAAATGAATGGATTTTAAAAAAAGTAAACGCTCACGGAAAGTTAATTGGATATCCAGAACTAAAAGCTGTTAGTGGCTGGTTTAATGTATATAACAAATATGATTTTCAAGAATTTCATACTCATTCTATGCATCATTTATCTTGTATTTATTTTTTAAAATCAGACGCGGAAAAAGATGCTAAAGTATTTTTTACATCACCCATATACGATGTTGCTAATAAACCTCAATCTAATGAAAATAATCCTATGACATGGGATAAAGTTTTATTTAAACCCGCACAAGGCACTTTAATAATATTTCCTTCTTGGGTTAGACATTGTGTAGAAAGACAAGAAAACAATGGGCCAAGAATTAGCCTCGCATACAATTTTGATTTATGTTCTTAAAAACCTTTAAAATATACACACAAATTTTTGATAAAGATGTTATAAAAGATTACTTTACAATTTTTCCAAAAAATTTACCTTCTTATTTTAAAACAATACCACCTAAATTATTTTACCCTTTAATAGGAAAATTTTTAGAATCTCATAGAACTGTAAAATCATGTTCTGGTTTTTTAAATTTATATAAAAGATCTATGTTGATTAGTTCTCCTTTTGACATTGAGATAGTCTTTGATGAAAATAGAAAAGCTACTTGCGTGCTTGGCAAAATAGGGACAGATCATAGTTTTATGAAACAGCACCCCTCCTTTCAATATTCTCAATATATTCCCTCTCACGTAAATTTAGACTGTGTTTTAAAATTTTCTTTTGGTTGGTTTATTGATTGTAAAGATGAAATGTTTTTAATTCATTCCCCCACCTGGCATCACCCTAAACTAAAAGTTACATCAGGTATTATAAGTGGTCATGAAGAATTAAATTTTTTTATAAATGTACTTAATAATGAAAACCACATAGTAATAAAACAAGGAGATCCTTTATTTTTAATTACACCTTTGACAAATAAAAATTTTAAGTTAAAAATACAAAATAGGAAAGAATTAGAATTTAGAAGGAGGAAAGGTGATTTCACTTTTACAAACATTAAAAAATATATTACAGAAACCGTTTTCAAAAAAAATTGAATTTTCTTTAATGGAGAAATTCACAATAGAAGATTTATTAGATCAATCTAATTTTTGGTTATCTCCTATTTCTGCTATGAAAAGAATACCTGACTGGTATAAAGAAATGAAAACATTTACGCAGGGACCCGATACACCCACTATTAAAAAATGTCCTCCAGTTTTAGAGATGTATAAACATGGTTATTTTATCTTAAATTCTGTAGAGATTTTTATAGAAAGAACTTATGACGACAAAGGAAATTTTGAATACCTTTATGGATACCCTCCTAACTATCAATCAGAACCTTTAATTTCTACTCATGGTAGACAACAAGTTTGGAAAGTCCCTTTAATAGATCGTTGGAAAACAAACCATGCTTTAAAATACAATAATCCATTTTTAATAAAAACACCTCCCGGATATTCTACAATGTTTTTAAATCCTACTATAAATGATATTGATGAAGAATATTATGCTTTTGAAGCTATTGTAGATACAGACATATGGCATGAAGTTAATTTTCCGTTTATAATAAATTGGAGCAATAAACCTTTAGGTAAAAAATATACTTTAAAAAGAGGTCAACCAATTGTGTTAGCTATTCCTTTTAAAAGAACTGACTTCCAAAGCGTAACATATTGGGACAATAAAAAAATGAAAAAATTACATAAACATTTATCAGCAAATAAAGGCAACCTTTCCAATAATTTTTACAAAAACATAAGTACAAAAATAAAAATAAAATAATGAAACCACACCTTTTTGATAAAGTTTTATGCCCCAAAGAACTTTATTGGTTATATACAGAGCTGTTAAGTACCCATGATTGGACTTTAAATGCATTTGCTAGACCTGCACCTGGAGTGGATAGAGTGTTTCCTACTATAGGTAATATGCACATTCAACCTGGACACAAATGGTTTGATTATTTTCAAAGTTTAGTTTTTAGAATTAAACAAAAAGCTGATGAAAAGAAAGTTGGTATGAATTATAATATTGCAAGAGTTTTTGTAAATGCAACTTTTAGTGAATCCACTACAAAACTACATACTGATAATGATGGAGAAAAACCTGTTCATAGTCTTTTAGTTTTTTTAACACCTGTTTGGCAAAAGTCATGGTTAGGTTCTTTTTGGGTAGACGGACAAGAGTATGAATTTAAACCAGGAAATATAGTTTATTTTAATTCTAGTGAATTTCATGTTGGTGATAATCCTATCAAAGGTTGTCCTTGGATTAGGCTTACAGCTAATATTGTTTTGGAATAGTTTATACTTTAAAAAAATCAGGTAATGTATTAACGACAGCACTGTCAACTTCAATATTTAATTCAGGTGTAAATCTTACATTTTGAGGTTCCGATGAATTATATGTTTGTGGAACATTTCTAAGTGCTTCTCTAAAAGCAAGTAATTCTGTTTTATTAGGGTATGGCCAATCTTTAGCCACTAAAAATTTGTCTAAGTATATTAAAAAACTATTTCTTTCTTTCCGAACTCTATCCCATGAATCATAACCTGGCTTTTCGTAATAGGGAAGTGCTGCTATTCTATTTTCTTCAGCTTTATTTTCCTCTGCAAAATCTATTATATTTTGCATTTCAGAAGAGATAGAAGTTATGTCTTCATTAAAAATTTCATTACTAACATATTCAATTTCACCAGTATTTGTTTCAGTATCAAATCTCCAACAATGTATATTTGATGGCCAATTTAAAGATTCATCTTCAAAAACTTTAGAGCTATTATTTATTTGAACTAACTTGTCAGAGGGTAAAATTATATACTTAGTCATATTACGTTTTAATTATAAAAAAAGTTGCAACAAAAGGAGCTTGAACACTTACATTTCCCCCAGAGGATCCGTGATTATGTGCTCCAGTATTTCCTGCATTATTCCATGTGTAGGTACCCTGGTATCTCATGGTGCTTGAATTATTACCAAAACCAATGCCATCTGCTGCTCTAGTAGGAGTTCCATTATGGTTATGCGATGGGATTTGATTCAATGATAATGTTGTATTAGATACTGATACACTACAGGCTGCAGTATTTCCTCCGCCAGTACTTCCCATTGTATTAGTTCTGTTACAGATTTTATCTTTTATATCAGGTACATTAAAAGTGCTAGAGCCATTTCCAGCTCCATAAGTTGTACCTATTGCTGAAAATAATGCAGAGTAAGTTGATCTTGAAACTGCAGCTCCGTTACAATCTAAATAACCTGTAGGAATACTAGATGTTGGCCAAGGAATAATTGTTCCTGTTTCAACTAAAACAATACCTGTTAAATTAGCTGCATCAAAATTATATTTTGTATCTTCGTAAGTAGCCATTCAACTCCTATACAGTTGGTTTTGAAACAATTACTGATTTACTTCCATCATTTGCTTCTAACATTATATCCCCTTCATAAAAGGTAATATTTTTTGGTTGTTCAGCAGAATAAGTAGTTGTTAAATCTCTTAAATTTTGTCTGTATGTAGCAAACTCAGAAATTTTTTCTGCTGTTAAAGGTGAATCTTCCACTTGTGTCCAATCAGTATCATACAAATAAGTATCTCTTCCTTGTCTAATTCTATCCCAAGAATTATATTCATCCTCTGTTATTTGCTGCATTCTTAATTTTTCAGTCGCGTGTGCGTCTATAAACTTTTGAACATCTATTAATGTACAGGGAGTATTTTCTTTACCATCATTATATTCAATAGCACAGCTTTCTGAATTTTCACTATCGTATTGATAAGCATGAATATTAGAAGGAACATCACTAGGCCAATTAATTGGACTTTGATCCATATTAAAACCTTCTCCATCTTTTACTATTGATTTATCGCCTGGTATAACTGATATTTTCATAAATCTCCTTGTGGTATTATATTATATACATGAAATTAAGTAAAGTCTCATTAAGTTTTAATTACGTAGTTAATTGTGATAAAAGGCTGAATAGTACTAACGTCTGATGCGTTAACAGAATGGTTGTGAGCACCCCCACCCCCAGAATTATTTCCTCCACTAGCATTTGTAGCAGGACATTGATTACCGCTGTTACCTGTATTTCTGTTTGATTTTCCTGCGGATCCGTGAGTATGGGAAGGCATCGTGTTATTTGAAATAGTGGTATTATTTGCACTAACCGAAAGACTTGCAGTATTAGCTCCCCCTGTAGATCCTATAGCTTTAGATCCTGATTTACCCACAGGTGCTTTATCTTGTAAATTAGGGACATTAAATGTAGATGATCCATTTCCAGAGCCGTACGTGGTTCCAACAACTGCAAATAAAGCAGAGTAAGTACTTCTTGAAACTGCAGCTCCATCACAATTTAAATAACCTGAAGGGGCTGATGTAGTTGGCCAAGGTATAACTGTACCTGTATCAATACCTACTAATCCTTGGATGCTTGCTCCGTCAAAATCATATCTAGTTGCTTCGTATGTTGCCATTATTATTCCTAGGTTTTAATTATATACATTAATGCTAAATAAGGGTTTACAAGACCGGATATACTTCCTGCATTAACTCCATGGGTGTGTGCAGAACTGCCTCCGGTACTACTAGTATTTATAGTAGTATTTCTAATCGCTCTATTTCCATTACCACTGTTCATGCTATAGTCTGCATTGTCTCCTATACTACTTCTTGAATGAGAGTGAGAAGGAAATTGGTTAGTACTTATAGTAGTGTTGTTTATAGTATGTGCATTTGGAGTCGCATTGTTTCCTCCTCCAGTCGTACCTGCATTTTCATTATTACTCACAGCTTTAACATTTTTATCCTGCATATCAGGAACATTAAATGTAGATGATCCATTTCCAGAACCATAAGTTGTACCTATTGCTGTAAATAAAGCTGAATAAGTGCTTCTTGAAACTGCTGCTCCATTACACTCTAAAAATCCTGTTGGTGCAGAATTTGTAGTCCATGGAACAATTGTTCCTGTGGATAGACCTTGGATACCAGTAAGAGCAGCACCATTGAAGTCGTATTTTGTAGCTTCGTAAGTAGCCATCTATTATTTCTCCTTATAGGTCCAACCTGTAGTCGCGTCTCCTGAAAACACTAAACAGAAACCTGCGCCTTGTGTATTAACGACAAGGTCTGCCGCAGCGTTTGCAATGTTAGAAGAATTTCTTCCAACAGTTAAAGCGTTTGTATTGAAATCATAACCTTGATCAATAAAAGCTACTTCGTCTCCTATTGAGGGTGAAGCTGGTAGAGTAATTGTTACTGCTCCACCATTTGTGTTTACTGCAATTTGTGCGCCTGGCTGAACTGTTTCAGCTGCTGAAATTGCTCTCCATTTTTTTAATTCACTAGCTTTTACGACATTAGTTCCGTCAGAATATAAAGTGTAAGTGTGGCCTTCACATAAAAGAACACCTGAACCAGAAGAAGTTTTAAAAGTTAAAGTGTTTCCAGCATGATTACATGTGTCTTCAACCACATATGTTTTTTCTACTGAATCTGGAATAGTAACATTTAAGTTACCTGCGAGAGTTCCTGTTAATTTAATAACTTCATTTTTTCCATTAGAAACCGCACCATTAGTAAAAGTTAATGCTCTACTAGCGTTAGTTACGTTAAACGAATCAAATCCACCAATTGCTTGTTCTAATATTAATAAGTTTGTGTTTGTAATTTTTCCCCAAGTTCCTGCATTTTCTCCAGTTGCTTGTACTGTTAGTTTTAAACTAGCTGAGGTTGAGTTTGCCATTTTTTAAATTCCTTACAATAATATTTTATAAAATTTATGCAGCAGTGTCAACTTCTGTCCAAGTAGGTGCTGTGCCTGTATTTACTTGAGTCCATACCACTGTTTTAGGACTTCCTAGTTCTATTGTCAAGCCAAATCCTGTTAATATAGCTAAGGAATCAGGTGCTGTTACAGTTCCCTCTTGCATCGTCATTGCTTGACCAGTTAAATCTACTAAAGTATTGGCATCTAATATAGCTGTACCAAGAGCCGCTGTCATAGGTAAACCTGTTTCAGTAACAGTAGCATCTCCAGTTACTGTTGCAGTTCCTGGATTCATTGTCATTGCAATACCAGTAATTGAAACATCCACATTAGCAAAAGCAAAAACGCTTCCTAAAGAAGAACTCATTGCAATACCGGCTACATCTTCTGTTGTAACATCAGTGAAACCTAGAGCAGTTCCTTGAACCATTGATAGTGGGAAGCCGGTAACTGAAAGATTTGCATCTGCAAATACTGCTACATTGTTTTCCTGCAATGTTAATGGGAATCCTGTTAAAGGAACAAGAGCATCTGCTGTAATTTCTGTAACATTACCTAGTGTCATAGGTAGAGGGAATGTTCCAACAATACCACCTGTTGTGGCTTCTACTCCAACAGGAATATTAAATGTAGCTGGACTTAATGTTGCAAAAGGTGATTCACCAAAAGCTGTTAATGTATCGTGGGTAAGATTATTTCCGTTAGCTGTTAAATCAAAACCTGTTACATCAACTTGTTGTCCTGCTGCTATTTCTGTGGCGTTTCCTAAATTAGATGTTAAAGCTTGACCAGTTGTTGAAACCAACACAAATGAAGAACCAAGTACAGTTCCTGCTGCTGCAGTTAAAGGTGTGCCTGTTACAGAAACATTTGCATCAGCTGTAATTGCAGGAGTATTTTCCTGCATAGTCATTTCTATACCAGATGCATAAATAATTACATCTGAATCTTCTGCACTGAAAGGTGCCTCTGAATATGCTGTGACTCCTAGGGCCATAAATTAGGCTCCTTTTTTATTTTCTAATTTTCCTTTTTTCGGTAGTTCTTTAGGTAGTTCTTGTTTTAGAAGATTGGAATAATTTTCAAATAGACTTTTTAAATCATTTAATTCTAACTCAGTATTCGCCGTTAAATTTTTAACATTTATAACTTTTTGTAGATAAAATTGTCCTTTTAAAGATAATTCTTCACTCTTATAATATTTATTTTCAAAATTAAATTGCATGTCTAAGGATTTCCCCAACCACTATTGGTAGCAGTGAAACCAGCATCGTTATTAAATCCTGAAATGTTTATATTACCTTTAGTTAATTTTTTTTGAGCATTTGATGAATCAACTACTGCAAAGAAATCTCCATCTGCATTTGAGGTTGATGTTGAAAGTTCGGAAAGATCTACATTTAAAGTTACATCTCCTGATGTCCCTCCACCATCTAATAATGTACCAGCTGTAACCGCTGTAATATCTCCGACTGTAGGTGTTTGAAAAGAAGGTACTGCTCCAGCTCCAGCACTTGTTAAAACTTGTCCTGAACTTCCAGTAGCAACTGCTACAGGATTACCTGAAGTATCAAATGAAATAATATTACCATCTGTACCTGATGCCATCTTGGCTAATGTAACTGCATTATCTTGTAGTTCAGCTGTGGCTACTCCTAAATCTTTAATTGTTATTGCTCCTGAACTAGCAGCAAAATTATCTGAGCTAAATGAGGCCGCTCCTTTAGCAGATGTAGAAGCATCAGCTAGATTTATTGTGACATCACCTGATGTTCCACCGCCTGTTAAATTTGTACCTGCTACAACAGAAGTTATGTCTCCAACTGTTGGAGTTTGAAAAGTAGGTACTGCTCCCGCACCTGCTGAAGTTAAAACTTGTCCTGAACTACCCGTAGCAACCGCTGCTGGGTTTCCAGATGTGTCATAAGTAATTAAATTACCATCTGTACCTGGAGCCATTTTAGCTAATGTAATTGCGTCATTTTGAATTTCTGCTGTAGCTACTCCAGCGTCTTTAATTGTTATTGCTCCAGAACTAGCAGCGAAGTTATCTGAACTAAATGATGCAGCTCCTTTAGCAGACGTAGAAGCGTCAGCTAAATTTAGTGTAACATCTCCTGATGTACCACCGCCTGATAAGTTTGTACCTGCAACAACAGAAGTTATATCTCCAACTGTAGGCGTTTGAAAAGAAGGTACTGCACCCGCTCCGGCACTTGTTAAAACTTGTCCTGAACTACCTGTTGCGACTGCTACTGGATCTCCAGATGCATCATATGAAATAATATTTCCATCTGTACCTGGGGCCATCTTAGCTAGTGTTACTGAGTCATTGGCTAATCTTGCGGAAGCCACTGATCCACTTGCTAAATTAGTTGCGTTTAAATTTGTTAAAAGTGAACCATTGTTTGCACTAATGTTTCCACTTGCGTCTAAGATAACTGATTTTGATGCAGGTAAAGTTACAAATACATTTTTTGTTCCTGCTGCAAAATTTACTGCGCTATCAGAATTAGAAGAGGAAATAATAGTAGTTCTAGCTAAAGTGCCAGCTCCAACTGTTCCTAATCCTACTTCAAATTCACTATTACTAGTATGTACGATTGCATAATACGTTGTATTTGCATTTCCGATCGCACTAGAAAAAGTTTCAAATCCTGTTACTGCTCCTGCAAGAGAAAAGGTACCCGTACCTGTAGTGGTAGAGGTTTCTTTAACTCTATCGTTTACGACTAATGCCATTTATTTCTCCTTAACCAGATATTCTTAATATAGCTGCTGCTGTAGTAAACGCTGGGAACTGTATTGTAAAAGTTCCTGATGTAGCTGTTTTATCTGCTCCAAAATCTAAAACACAAACTGTAGCATTAGTAACTGCTGAAGATGTATTGTAAATCATTGCACCTCTAGCTGTCAACGTTACACCTGTAAAAGATAAATCTGAAAAATCAACAATTGCAACACCTGAAGCAATTGATGTATTTTGACCTGTTAGTTTATCTCCACCCGAAGCGTAAGTACCAGTATTCGCAACTTCGTTTGTAGTTACGAATGCAGTAGTTGATGAGTTTAGAGTTGCTGAAGAAGTATAAAGAGCTAGTTTAAAAACATCACCACCAGAAGATTTAAAACTTTGATCTCCTTCTAGTAATTGTTTTTTAAAAGCGTTTGCGATTGCTTGTGTTATAGCCATAGTTTTCTCCTTATTGTTTTCCTATTCGAGGAACACCTGCTTGATATTCATCTCGTCTTCGTCTTCCCATTTGTTCTATAGAGAATCCTTTGACTGCCTCTTGATATTTTTTATCATATAATTGGAGCATGTCAATGGGCCCTTTTAAAAAGCCATAAGCTTCTACTAGGCATGCATACAACAGTCCGTTGGGAAAATACTTACTAATGTATGTAGTGGTGTTTGTAGCAGATAAACCAGGGTCTTTCAAGATATAGTTTAACTGAATTGTGTAAGTAGCATCGGGAGTAGGTGCTACTATAATTTCATTATCATCCCAAAAACCGTAATATTTTGGAACACCTGTTGCCTCTGTAGGATTAAATTCTGACATAAAACTTGTATCTCTAAATTGTAAAAAATCTCTGTTATCAGGTTGAGAACTTCCATCAGAGTCTACTATTTGAGCAGATCTAATAACTAGTAAATCAGCCGGAGTATCTAGGTATCTTTGATTTGTAATTAAATTTGCTGTTGCATATCTTCTATTGTTATCTGAGTCGACCTCTCTAAGAATTTTAAATTCTGCATCCTGAATAAATCCATTTACAATTGTTGAAGTTAAAACATTTGAATCTACTTCTGTGTAATCTCTAATTTTTTGTACTAATTCTGTGTATGTCATTAACTTCTCCCGTCCGTTATATTAACATTTAAAGGACCGGCAATACAACCATTTCCTCCACCTGTAAAGTTATCAACCCATGAGAAACCTTCATCATTGTCTTTTAAATAATAACCATTTTGATTAGTAACTGTTGGGGGCTGACCTGCACTTGGAGAAGTTGTGGTACTTAAAGAATGAACCTCTCTTGCTCCAAAAACATTTGCTCCCGAATCGTGATTACTTGCAATAGTGTTAGCAGGAACCTCTCCTCTAAACGGTGCATTAGTTCCTCTAATTAAACCAGATAAAGTTTTTGTTCCAGAATTATAAGCTGCATATTGTATAATTTCATTTTCATATAGTCCACTTACAGAATTAATTTTTTCAATCATTAGGTATCCACCATTAGTGTAAAATGAAGTTGCATCAGCTACTACCATTGAAGTATCTGTAGCAGTTAT